GCGTGCCTCACCTGGTGCGCAGAGAAGCCAAGTCAATTACCCAATGGCCGGTCATTGAATGGTCATTGACGCCAACGCCGGCAGAACCCCGCACCCTTGGTGTGGAGCGTATCAAGAGCATTGACACAGAACAGAATGAAACGACCGAGGCGGCAGTGCCACAGGTGGAGCAATCCACGGCACCCGCAGTCGTGACAGATACAACTACCGAACAACCTATCGTGTCGGACATTCCGACAGAGGAAAAAGCTATCATGTCTGAAGAACTCACCGCCCTTTCTGCACAGATTGCAGAACTGAAGGCTCTTATGGCTGCGCAGCCTGCCGTCAACCCGGCTGGATTCCAGACCGCCGCACCGGCTGTCATCACGAGCGAGACCCGCAAGTATGACAACGTGGAAACGGGTGACTTGGCGCTGATGATTGAAACAACCAAGTCTGCCAAGGCCGTTGGTCGCAGCTCTGGCCCCAGTGCCGACGCCTACAAGGCGCTGGCCATGCGCCTCGAATCTGCCGAGACCGGCAAGAGCGAACCGCTGTCCCACGCCGTCAAGTCGTTCAAGCAGCGCGGCCTGAAAGCCAACGAGTTGAACTATTCGACCCTGGCCAGCTACGGCGACGAATGGGTGGGCGTTGCCTACTCGGGTGTTCTGTGGGAAGCCATTCGCCAAGAGACCCGCATTGTGTCCATGCTGCCCACCATCGAAGTGCCGCAGGGCGCTGAATCGGTTGTGATTCCTCTCGAATCCACTGACCCGATTTGGTACAAGGTCGCGCAGGCAACGGCCATGAGCAGCAACCCTGGTGGCATTCCGACCAACACTGTCACGGCCTCCCGCGTTGGTTCGGCGGCTGCTACCATGACCTTGTCGAAGTTGGGCGCACGGGTGATCTGGACTGGCGAAATGGAAGAGGATTCGATGATTCCCTTCGTTTCGGAACTGCGACGCCAGTTGACCACGTCGGGCGCCGAGTACCTGGAAGCGGCGGTCATTGACGGCGACACTGCGGCCGGGGCCACGACCAACATCAACTACATCGTTGGCACTCCTGGTGGCAGCGAGTATTTCATGACGGTCGATGGCTTCCGCAAGTTGGCCTTGGTGACAAACACTGCCAACAGCCGCGACGGTGGCGTCTTGGCTTCCGGTGACTTCCTGGAGACCGTCAAGCTCATGGGCGTCGGCGGTGTCAACGCCGACAAAAACAAGACGGCGTTCATCATCAACAGCGCGGTCCACTTCAAGGCGCTGGAGCTGGCCGACGTGAAAAGCCGCGATATCTTCAACCCGGCGACCATCGAAAACGGGTTGCTCGCAGCCATCTACGGATTCCCGATCTACGTGTCGCACCACATGCACAAGGCGGCCACAACCCGTCTCGCACTGGCAAGCGGCAAGGTTGACGGCGCCACGCCGACGAACGGTACAACCGGCTCGATCTTGGCAGTTCGTTGGGACCAGTGGCGGTTCGGTTACAAGCGGCGCATGACCATCGAAAGCACTCGCATTCCTGCGGCTGATTCGACTGAAATCGTCGCCTTGATGCGGTTTGGCCTCATCAACCGAGACACCGAAGCGGCTGCAATCAGCTACAACTTGACGGTGTAACCATGAGTACATCTGGCAACCTGAATCTCAGGAGCGGCGACGCTCTTGTAGCGGACATTGCGGATCTGGCAGCCACGGCTACCGAAATCAACCGTGCGGCGGATGTGTCGGCTCGTGTGCAGGAATTGACAGCGACGGCGGCAGTGACGGCGGGCGTGCAATCGCTCGAACTGAACCACGCATCAACCATCATTGCTGCGACGATTGCAAGCACGTTGAATCACCCGGGTCTGTTCATCGTGAAGGATACCAGTGCCACTGGGACGGCGGCTCACACCGTCACTATCACCACCGGTACGTGGAACGGCACCAACAAAATCATCACGCTGAACGCCTTGAACGAGGCAATCGCCGTCTACTTCGATTCGGCCGGTAACGGCACCATCCTGGTCAATGTTGGTTCTGTCGCACTGAGCGGGTGAGCATGAGAGTACAACTGTTGCAGGATTATCGAGGCAAATTGACGGAAGAACGCTACTACCAAACTGGGGAAACGGTCGACCTGCCAGAAGCGGCAGCCGGTGAACTGGCGCAGCGGGGTATCGTTGTCTTGCTCGAGAAGCCTGCAACAGTTGGAAAGTCTAAGGTGAAATAGCATGGCATACGCAACGTCGACACAAGTCAAAGCATACCTGGGTCTTACCACTTCAACAGATGACACGCTGATTGGCACTCTGCTATCAGCGGCACAAACCATGATTGAACGTGCAACGGGCCGGGTATTCGAGGCGTCTGACACTACACGCTATTTCTACCTTGATGACCTGGACCGCTATTCGGGTGTTCTGTGGTTTACCGGCGACCTTTGCACGTTGACCAGTGTGACCAACGGCGACGGTACATCGGTGACGGTATCAGATGTGCAGACCCTACCAGTCAACTCAACTCCCTGGTATGGTCTGCGCATCAACCCATCGGTTGGCACATTCACGAGCGGCTCTACCACGAGCGAACGAATAGCCATTACCGGCAAATGGGCATACAGCGCATCTGCACCGGCTGACATTGTGCAGGCGACAATCAGAATGACAGCGTTCCTGTACCGGGCAAGGGAGAATGGCGGCGACACAGACCGCACAGTCTTTGCAGGTAACGCCACACTGTCACCACAGGCGTTGCCTGTTGATGTACAGGCGGTTGTACGTGCTTACGCTATGGCGGTGACTTCATGACGTTAGCAACCACTGTAGCGGCTCTGAGCGGTTTGTCAGTGACAGGTGTCACCACGGCACGGACTGCGCCACCGCAGACAGTCAATGCCGGGGAGTTGCCGCTATCCTTTCCACGGATACCAGATATCCGGGATGGGGTACTGGCCTTCAACGGTGACAACGGGCTACCCGTTTATACCGTGGAACTTGTGGTACTCGTGGCGCCGATTGCCAGTAATGTCTATGCAACGTCGTTCGCTACCTGCCTGACCATCATTGACAACATTATGACGGCTCTTGAGGCATCGGTGATTGCTAACGGGTGGAACGAATGGGTTATCCGACAGGAGTACGCCACGGTAGGCGATGCGCAATACTGGTCCATTGTGGCCAAAGTGGAGGCTAGTTAACCATGCCAACGAAAGGCAGTGATGTTCGGATCTTCGTAGATGAGTTTGATTTCTCCGGCTCTAGCAGTAGCGTGGAAATCAGCGCAGCCGTTGGCGTGTTGGACTATCCGGTACTCAACAGTGCCACGGAAGTCACCGAGCCGGGTACATCCATGGCCAGTATCGGCACAACGGCTACATGACAGGGGCAGCGGCGGGCAGTCTTGAACCTGAGATGTATGACCGCCTTGGCACGGGTGACGCCGATGTGTCGGTGATTCTCGGCGTTTCTGCGACTATCCCTATCGGGTATGTGGTAGCCGACACCTATGCCGACAGTCTGAACGTCAACATGCCGGTCAAGGAACTCATCACCATCACCGGCAAATGGGCGGCAAGTGACGTGTTTCGGCGGGGCGTGGCTCTACCACTGACCGCAGTCACCGCAACAGGGGCGCAAACGGGCTATGATTCGACTGCTACTGGGGCTGATGGTGGCTTTGCGGTACTGCATATCACCTCGATTACTGGTACTGCAACCAGTGCCACTGTCACAGTTCAGGGAGCGGCGGCCAGCAACTTTGCCAGCCCGTCTACCTTGGCAACGTTGACATTCTCTGCGGTCGGCTCACAACAGGCTACATGGTCAGGCGCTACAGGGCGCTATCTTCGATTCAACGTCACCAGTCTTGGAGGCGCTACCGGCTTCTCCATTGCGGGTGTTATCTGTTCAACCGGTGTCACCGGTTAGGAGTTTGAACTATGCCAGCAAAGGGTATGGGTAACGTCACAGTCACGTATAACGCCGTGGCACTGACTAACTACTGCAATACACAACAGATGGACGCTGTAGTGGCTGCCATTGACACAACCCATTTTGGTAGCACGGCTGAAGAGTCGACACCCGGCAGTGTGAAGTGGAAGGTGGATCTTGGCGGGAACTGGGATATTGCCTTGGATAACGTCTTGGGGCCGGATTCCGTTTCACCGCCTACGACCAAGCGGGCGCTTGTGGTTGTCTTTGGTCCTGCGTCAAATCGTGCTACCTACACTTGGGCGAGTGGTTCGGCGTTTGTCAGCAACTACAGCATCAAAGCCGATCCGAAGGGCATGATTACCTGGTCTGGTACGCTGGAAATCAGCGGCACACCGACACGGTCGTAGCCTATGCGTATCGACTGCACCATTGAAGGCTATACAGACAATTTCATCGAGGTTACTGATAACTGGACTCGTGGCGAATACCGCCAACTGACTAGTATCAGTGACCTCGAAGAGTATCTATCGTGGTTCCGGCAGAAGGTGACAGGCGTGAAGTTGTCGACCGCCTTCGGGGAATACATCACCGATCCAACAGGGGTGACGATGGAATCCCTAGATGATATGGCCTTGACCCTTACCGGCTTCGTGGAACGTGCGCTGTACCAGGCAACGGGGAATCTGCGTAGCTTGGGAAACGCGTCAGGGCGGGTGTCGTTCGGTTCGTTCGTGACGAAGATGACACCCGCCCCGAGCCCGACAGCAGCTTGATTGACGCCATGCTCCTGCGCAAGTTTCCGGGGCGCACTCTTGATGAACTAGACCGCATGGATTGGATGCGATATCAGCGGGCCATGGAAGCACAACGCATCATCGACATTGAAGGCAAACGGGCATCGTTCACAAGTGGCAACCTGGATAGTTTGTCGGCTGATGAGTGGGAAGTTGTCAAAGAGAATGACAGACTGCTAGAGGAATATGACCAACCTTCTGTTGCATGGTGATTGTCTCGATATCCTGCCAACGCTGGAAGAGAACAGCATCGATGCCATTGTGACCGACCCGCCCTATGGGTTGTCTTTTATGGGTAAAGACTGGGATCACGGCGTGCCGGGTGTAGCGTTTTGGCGTGAGGCGCTACGGGTAGCAAAGCCCGGTGCGCATCTGCTGGCCTTTGGCGGCAGCCGCACGGTGCATCGGTTGACCTGTGCCATTGAAGATGCCGGGTGGGAGATTCGAGATACCATCATGTGGGTATACTCCCAAGGATTCCCGAAAAGCCACAACATAGGTTGCAGATGTACGGGTAGTGCGGTATCATACACCCATGAACAACACAAGGAAGGAACCAAACCGCAGACCGAACGTGACGTGCATTCTGTGCGGAAAGCCGATGTATCGCAGGCCGTGGATACTGGCAAAGGGCGAAGGGAAGTATTGCAGCCGCGCTTGCAGGAACAAGGCTCACCCCTACAATGGGCCGCGCACAGTATCGGAAAGCATGAAGGGCGCATCGAATCCGGCATGGAAGGGCGGCGTTACTTACTGGCGCAAGCATGGGAATTACAAGCCGATCAAGTATGTGAGGTGTCCCCAGGAGTATCTCCCGATGGCACGGCAGGACGGCTACATCATGGAGCATCGACTGATAATGGCGATGCACCTGGGGCGATTCTTGGCACGGACGGAAGTGGTACATCACATCAACCACGACCCGCACGACAACCGAATCGAAAATCTGGAACTGTTTCCAAGCAACTCGGAACACAAACGGGCAGAGGGCGAGAGGAAGAGACTTGCCCGAAATGCGGCGGGTTGACCAACTGGCAAGGTTGGGGTACTGCGTTAAAACCTGCGCATGAGCCGATCATCATGGCCCGCAAGCCTTTCCCCGGCACGGTAGCGCAGAACGTGACAACCTGGGGAACTGGAGCAATCAATGTGGATGGGGGGAGGGTTGGGACTGAAGATAACCGAAGTCGCCCGCCAAGATCGCCCAATGGTATCTACGGCAACGGTAACGGTACAAATCATACTGCAAGCGAGAGCGACCCCAACGGCAGATGGCCCGCCAACCTAATTCATGACGGCAGTGAGGAAGTCCTGGCGGGGTTTCCGGTGACGAGTAGCGGGGGCTATCCTGCCGCAGGCGGACAACGATCGCATGTTGCAACATACGGCAAGCCTAATGAACGCGGAAGGCAGCAGTTCACACACAGCGAAGGCAGCGCCGCACGCTTCTTCTACTGTGCCAAGGCAAGCAAGGCCGACCGGGATGAGGGGTTGGAGGGGTTTGAGGAACGGCGCACCGGGGCTATGGCTGAGAACCTTGTCAATGGGCAGAGATTGGGCGGGAATGGTGAGCCGATAAAGACACCATACCGCAGCAACCATCATCCAACGGTCAAGCCTACTGACCTGATGCGTTACTTGGTGCGCCTTGTGACACCTCCTGATGGCATTGTGCTAGACCCATTCATGGGCAGCGGCAGCACCGGCAAGGCGGCAATCCTGGAGGGGTTCGGGTTTGTCGGCATTGAACGGGAGCGGGAATACATCGACATTGCAGCGGCTAGAATCGGGGCGGCGGTAGAGGTAGAACCATTGTTCAGGGAATACACCCATGGCTGATGAGCGGGTAAGAATTCTACTCGAGGCAAAAGATAACGCCAGTGCCACGATTAACAAGGTGAGTGGCAGCCTCGGCAACATGCAACCGCAGGTGGGTGGGCTTACCGGCACTTTCGGTAAGCTGCTTCCCGTCATGGGAGCAGTTGGCGGGGCTTTTGCCATGATGGGCGGGGCTTCCGCTGCACTGGATCTGGCAGAAGCGGGCGCAAAGGCGGAAGCGTTGGGCGCATCATTTGAGATGATGGCCAGTGCAGCCGGGCAATCTTCCGAAGAGATGTTGTCTGCCATGCAACGTGCCAGCGGTGGAACCATTGCTAACACCGATCTTATCTTGGCTGCCAACCGTGCCATGTCTTTCGGTGTAGCTAGTAGCGGGCAGGAGATGGCCGGTCTTATTCAGCTATCCATGGCGCAAGCTGCCAAGATGGGGATATCGGCAACACAGGCATTCAACGACCTGGTAACGGGCGTGGGGCGGTTGTCGCCCATGATCCTCGACAACCTGGGCGTCACGGTATCAGCAGAGAAAGCCTACGCCGAATATGCTGCGACGATTGGCAAAGCGGCAGACGCATTGACGCAGGCAGAACAGCGGCAAGCATTCCTGAACGCAATGATGGCATCTGCTCCCAACGCTGCCAAGGAAGCGGAGATGGCTGCCGACAGTAGCGCAGGGGCATTCGCACGCATGGAATCGGGTATCAAAAACCTGACCGATGCGTTGGGGATTGCCCTAGCCGGACCCATGTCTGCCTTTGCCGACACTGCGGGCAACATTGCCAACGCCACGGCTGCGCTGTTTGACCCAACGTCTGCGCAGCAAATGAACACGGCCATCGAAAACCAGATCCGCAAGGTTCAGAGTTTACAGTCGTTGATGGCAGAGACCGAGGCGCAAATGGCATCGGTTGGCGGTGTGGCCGGGTTCGAGGCGTTGCCGGAGGATGTGCAACGTTCGCTCGACTTTGGTCCCCAGTTGCTGGCCATCAAAGAGTATCGGCTAGAACTAGAAGCGGCTGTTGGCGCACTGGCACGCATGGCACAGGCAAAGAGCGTAATCGGGGAAGGTAGTTTCACCTCTGGCCAAGACCAAGCGGCGCAATGGATGGCAAATCAGGCGGCATTGTTGGAACAGACCCGGGCCAACGTTGCCACGATTATCAGCGATGCAGACGCGGCGCAAGCTGCCATGATCCAAACCTACACGGCGCAAATTGACAGCCTCACCAAGGGGTTAATCTCCGACGTAGGGGCCGGGGCTGCGCTGGAAATGAACGAGCGGTTGAAGGGTCAACTGTTGGAACTCATAGGCGTCTATCAGGCCTTGGGCATGAGCAGCCAAGAGATAAATTACAGCATCATTGACTGGCTTAATGGGCAGGTTGGGGCAGCGAGAGACGCCGCTAACAGCCTGAACATCTACGCCCGGAGTGCGGCGAATGCGGCTGCTAGTAGCGCCCGGGCGATTAGCCCAATGCGTGCCATGGCGGGTGCGCTGCGTGAGGTTGCCTTTGCAGCCGCCGGTGGCAGTGGTACAGGGCGCATGGATAAGTGGGAGCGGTTGAACTACGATTTAACCGGAACCACGCCGAAAGCGGCTGCCATGAAAGAAGGCATGGATGCCCTTGGCGCCGCCTTCGATAGTGCGTCATTTAGTGCGGGCGGCTTCGGTGGGGCCATGTCGGACAGCATGAGCGGCGGTGATGGCATTGCGGGCATGGTCTCGGGGTTACTCTCCGGTGCGCTAAGCACAGGCGTCGGGGTTGACACGGCAAACTTCCTGCCTCGTGAGGATGCCATCAACGAAGATGCACGCAGGTTGGCAGATGTAATGGTCAACGGCTTTGGTTCCCCATGGGCGTCATATTTCCAAACTGAGTTCCCTGCGCTGTTCCAACAGATGACAGCAGGCGGGGACATTCAGGCGGGCGCCGCACAGATGTTGAGTGAATTTGAGGCAGGGCTGCGACCTGAGTTAATCAACCAGGATCTTGTAAAAGAGCGTGTCAAGGCGATGATCGTTGGTGATGCGAACATGGCAGCCTTGGCACAAGAGATTACAGCAGAACTACAGGCAGAACTAGCAGGCGTTGACCCTGCGTCAATATCGGGCATGGTCAATGGTGCGCTAGGTATCGGTGAGACTGGGGTGGGACCGGGGATTGAAGATGAGTTAGGTAATGCCGCACTTCAGGGCAAGATTCAAGGAACCGGAACCACTGCCGGCAAAA